ATGATGGAGCGCAGTCCCCGGACAGTCATCCAGGTGACAAAGCGTGGTACGCCGTTGTTCCAGGTCAGCGGGCTGCTGGCCGATGACCCGGTGTCAAAGCTGGTCAGCGCCCAACTGGCTAAACCGCCGGTCAACGCGTCGCGCACACCGATCGACTATAAAGATGGGGCGGTGCCGGCCGGCGTAGACCTGTTGGGTGATCTCATGACGGACAGGGGGCGCCTTGTCTAAGCGGTGGTACATCGATTCCTCAGTGGTGCTGCGGGTCGTCAAAGAGGGGTCGCCGGCGGCGCGGGCCTGGTTTGACCAGGCGCTTGCCTCCGGCGACATACTTATGGCGTCCCGGCTGATGCCTGTGGAAGTGTTACGTGTGTTGCAGAACAACGGTCTTAGCGTGTCAACCGCCCATGATGTGATCGATCGTTTCGTACTACTTTCTCTCGACAACGAGCTGGCCGATGAGGCCGTGGCGCTTGCCCCGGCATTCAGCGGCGCGGATGCCCTGCACATTGCGTCGGCGCTGCGAATCGGCGTCGACGCTGTGACGATCGTCACCCATGACGAACAGATGGCCAGGGGAGCGGAAGCCCTGGGTTTCGACGTGATAGATCCCGTGATTGACGACTCGGGTCATCCGGCGGTTGCACTTTATGCGGATGCCGAGCCAAGTGTCACTTGTACTTGATACTGACAAACAAACCAGCCCTGTTAACGGGGTAGCAGTGTCAACGCGCCATGCGCCCGTCTGATATTTACAATCTGACATAATGTAGATTATCGGACACCAAAGTATGCAAGCGCTCTTCGGCGTCCTCAACGGTTTCACCATCATCAAGGTAAGCAGCTTGCCGAAGCTGCGCCCGATCCTTAGGCGTCAACTTGAACGCCACACTAGACGGAATCCAAGCCACAACCTGGTCAGCCTCGACCTCATCACCAGCCACATCAACCGTATCGCCCTCGTCATCGTCCTCAAGCTCTGCCAACAACCCCTTCGAGAACCTGCACCAAGGCCGCTTCTCAGTCGCATCCTCATACTCACGCCAGAGCTTGCACTGCCGGCCGATCATGCCGCAGGCCCACTCATTAGCCGCATCCTCAAGAATGTTCCAAGGCGACTCAGACTCCCCCGGCTTACGCTCCGAGAACGTGAGTTCCTTAGCCATGTACCCCGGCAAGTCAGCCTCAGGATAAAGCGCCTGAGCCACCTCAGAACAGTCGTACGCCTTGATGCACTGAGCCTCAGGAACCGCCACACCGCCCCGCTTACGCACGTTCCTACACCACGACGAAATCAACCAACCATCCTCGATAGTATCCCGGCGCCGACCACGAGCAATTAACATCGCAGGATCAACCCCGATCAAGATCACGTGCAGATGCCCATGCCAACCATTAACCCCACGCCGGATCTCTAGAACCCGAATCCACGGCACCCCGTCAATCTGAACAGCGTTAGAAACAGCCTTCCAGGAGTCCATGAGTAGGTCTAGCTGGGCCTTGAGACTATCTCGCTTGTGATGAGCCACCGTCAACGTTACGAACGACCCACAAGTGCCGTCTAGGACCCCTCGCACCTGATCGCGGCGTGTCTCGGCGATCTTCCGGGCACAGAACGGGCAACAAAACGATGACCGGCACAACGCCACGTTGCAGAACCCGGGACGCTTCCCCGACATCAACCCCATACCCCGGTCACCATCACTAGACGGGATCGGCAAACCGCAACCCCGAACACTTTTACGCGTAGAGTTACGCCGCAGGAAGCCGCGGATAAGTTCCTGGTCTTCTATGATCGAGGCTAGTTCAGGTCTCACACAGAAGACACTACAGGACACCTGTACCTGTGTCAATCAAGGGCAGCGCCACGCCTACGGCGTGTCGTGCGGAACCGGGCAGCTGGCGCCGCTTCGCGGCTCCCCCAGCTGCACCGGTCTGCAGGTCCGACACTCCAATGTGCAACGCTGCTCCAGGCTTGAACATGGTCATCGATCGATGCACCGAGGAGGAAGGGTTTAGCTGCACCGTCGCTTCTCATACCCGTCGAGCCTCGCTAGAACGTTCCAACTGCACTTAGCAAGAGCATATTAGCTTGTCAAAGGCCGATATACTCTACAACCATGGTAGTCAGCCGTGGCGGTCTGGGCAGAACTCACGGGCGGCAACACGACTACTGCCGGTGCATAGACAAACGCCCCCGTCATCCGGGGGCGTCTGTTGCCCTGAAGCTGTGAGACCTGAGAGCCCTACTCACTCTACATCCTCGTCAAGTCCACGCCGACATGCCGGAAGCGGCGTGTTCGCTACAAGCGTAGTTTTCTCCTTGGACTCTGTCGACAATGATCTGACAATGAACTTCGTTTCGATGTCAGCCTCCCGCACAAGTCCTTTCATCAACCACAGTCCTAGCCCGACCTGCCGGTCAGCAATCACCAACCGACCAAGAAGCCCCCAACCGCGTTCCCAGCCCGACCCGCCAAGGCGCTGACACTCACATATAGCCCACGTGATACGCCGCAGATCGACGTCGACTTGCTCAAACGTCGGACCCGTCCATATCACTTGCACATTACGTTTACGAAGTTGGGACAAGAACCCCAAAACCTCAGCTGATCGTTTCTGCCACTGTCTAGACGACAATATAGCAGGAATCTCGTCAAGGATCACCGTGCAATCATTCAAAGCCCACAACTCAGATTCAGCCGTCAACAAGTTAAAACCTTCTCCAGGAGTTGTAGACCAGATCGGTAATCCGCGTCGACGCGCAATCACAGACGCGAGCACCGTTTTACCCGAGCCATTAAGACCCGTGAAACCGAGTACGGGATAACTCAGTAAATCACGCATCCTCATGTCTAGACTTCTATCGTTCCAGCCGTAGACGTGTTAATCGACTTCCTACTTATCCCGATAGTAAAACTAACCGCACCCGTCGCCACAACCAAACCAATAGCTATCGCTAACGACGGCAGAGGAATAAACACGCCGATAACCGACAATGTAGAAGTCACTCCAGACCACACAACAGGCGGCACGGCATTATTCATTACCATCACAATGCCAACAACAGCCGCAACGCCGACAAGTGACATTGCCACGCGCCAAGCAATATCAATTGCTGCATCAACCCCCATTAGACTGCTCACCCACCAATCCGAACGCCGCCAACAACTTACCCGCACATGCAACCGCCGTCAATGCCACAATCGCGACACCGGCGAAATTCTTAGTAGACGCCGCCATAGCCTGAATCTCGGGCGATGGACACATGTTAATATCTAACTCCACAGATGCCAATCCGCCACTAGGCGCAACAACCGACTTAGCGTCAAGCTGACATCCATTCGGATCAGCCGACGTTATCGCCGACTGCAAACCAGACAGAGACGACACAAAAACCTGAGACGGGATAGAACCCCCCTGCTGATGCGTATCAACCGGCACAGGATCAAGCTTGCTAGCAATCTTATTTATCCCGTTCAGTTGTCCCCGCTGAACAGAGAACGACCCCGATGGACACTGACCAGCAACCTGCACCACAGAATTCCCGTTATCATCGATACAATTAACTGTTAATGACTGAGTATCCTGCATTATCTTGATTAACGAATCAAGCTTACTCTCCACACCCGACATACTCGCCGACCCACCCGGAATCTTCTTAATCTCATCAACCATACGATTAAGAACCTGAACAGACTGAACACCAGCCGGCAAATAACCACTAGGACACGAAGAATAACCCTTAGAAACCGGTCCTTGCCATGTCGCATTAACCCAAGGACCGACAGTACCCCAAACCCCCTCAGGAGTAACACACGCAAGACTAGCATATGTACCATTAACCAGATTCATAATACCGAGTAACGATTGCATTTCAATCGGCAACAATCCAGTAGGACAATTACCGCCCGTCGCATCAACAGCCCCCGCAGACGTTAATCTCGCAATAATACCGTTACCGTCTGGAATCGTTGCACACATCCTAGAAGCAAGATCATTATTCTTCAATGTCTGCAACACAGTATTGACAGCATTAGCCGTAGAATTCCCAACATCCACAGAATTCTTCACCCCATCAATAGCATTCTTCGCCGCTTGAAGAACACTAAACCCCTGCGAACTATAGTACAACATCGTCCCGTCTTTATTGACTGACAATGAATACTTGTCACACAGGCCAGAGGTAGAGTCACTCGCCCACGTCCCGAACTGACAGACGAAATCGACACCAACCGCATAGGCCTTAGGAGAAAACACGATCCACAATCCAGCCACAGCACCGAACAGCAGCCACAGCCAACGCCGCGGCCGCTTACGTAAGACAGCATGTCTAAACATTCCCCGAAACCTCCATTCGATAAGGGAACCAGACAACCCACCGCGACGTCTTCGGTGGGAAGCCAAGCTCACTTAGCGTTACGCCGCAAGAACTTGATGACGAGACCGACAGCAATCAAGCCGCCAACCAGACCCAGCACTACCGGCAAATTCGAAGTGAACACAGTCCAAATCGTATTGACAGCAGGACCCATGTCGAATGCGCTCGTATCGATTCCCCCAGTCGTATCCATATAATCACCTCCCCTCACTAACAAGACAAACAAGCCACGTCAGACAGAACACAATCAGCGACGCGACAAGAACTTGATGTGTCACCCACAGAAAGATACTCACAGATTCAGGATCAACAAACGCGGGCAT